TTGGAGTTGGTAAAGGTCGCATTGCGAGCAACATAGCATTACGATGCATTGCAATGTTTTTCTTTACACTCGGACTACCTGCAGATTGTACAAATAGTGACTCGAACACTCTCAAGCCGTGGATTTTACCTAATTCACCCTCTTGGACTGGTACGCCACTGCCATAGTTGGCTGGGGTGGTGAACCTATCGAGCTTCAAAAGTACGTTAACCTGTGAAGGATCGAGGTACAAGAAACGGTTATTACGTGGGGCTCTTGCGTTGGTTAGAGCTGATCGAATAGATAAAATATCATCTTCGGTTAGATTACCGCCACCAGAGTTAACAGTAGAACCAGTGAGAGAACCATAAAGACTGGCTAGCGCCGTCTCGATTTTCTCACCAAGCACTAAAACTGCATCTTCGATGTAGCCCATCATAATATCTTGGTTTGCTTGTGCCTTGGCAATATCCTCAACTGCAAACGTTACCTCAAAATGTTGGTCGAGAGTAACATCTACTTTTGTTGCTGTAGGATTCTGCAAAGTAACACCAGTGCCACTAACTTTAGCGTTAGCAGTAAGAGAACCACGCACGGGAATGTGCACGGTGTCGCCCTCGGTTGCACTCACATACTCAAAGTCTCTAGCTACGTTTTTAGCTAGGTTTAATTCTGCATCAAGTTTGCCCAAAGCTGCATTAGCCCAAAGTTCTGGGATAAAGTTCGCTGATTGGGTTACGCCCATTGTATCTACCATAACGGTTTTACTTTCTTTTTCTTATTATTACTTTTAGCGTCTTATCTACCCTGCTGCGGTGTAATATCATCTATGATCTTACCCGCTGCGGCTGCTCGCAAAATATCCTTTTCGTTAGCCTTATAAAAAGAGCTATCGCGCAACTGTGAACGGCTAAACGTTGGTATTGCGTCGCCAGCGTCGCCGCTAGGACTACCACCATTTGCACCCACGTTGGGTTTAGGCTTTTGCGTCTCACCAAATAGGTACGGTTTAGAAGTCTTTAAAGACTCTACGACTTTGTTAACACTGTCACCATCAATACTACCATCCTCTGCCAGTTTAATAGCGGCTAGGCCTGCCAAGTGTTCTACTGCGTCTGCATCAACTGTACCAGCCTGAATGGCTGCCAACTTTAATGCATTTACTTTAGTTGTACTTTCGTAATTCTGCTGTAACGCATCGGCTCGAGTTTTCTCTTTATCGGCTAGCTCTTTAAACTTGCCTTGCTCTACTAATCGATCTTGCTCGGCTTTCGCTTTGTCGGCTTCGATTTTTTCGAGCTGCTCTTTAGCCTTTGTGTACTTGTCTCTAATGACGTGGTAGCTCTCAACGGGGATAGTTTTACCCTCGTCACCCTTGCCATTATTGTCGGCTGTGTCGCCAGCCCCTGCGTTTGGCTTAGGTGTTACGGTGTCGCCACCTGCTGCATTGTTATTAGCACCTGCGTTATTTTCGTCTACCATTTCGTACCCCTTTATCGCCCGTGTCGTGGTGCGTTCCGTATAGGTTACTACTACGCTTCACCCATCATAGGGCTAGTTTACCCACCTTGTCAATTATTGAGTACAAAATGTGCTAGCTTTTATAGTTCTTGTAATCAAATAAATCTATAGCAAACTGCATCAACATTTTTAAAAGTGAAAATATTTTTTTAATCATTTTGTTTTTTTCTTACCAACTTACTACTAAATAATTATATATTAGTAAGTATTAACCGCTCCCCTCCCCTCTCGCCCTATGTGTCTATACTACCAGGCTAAAAGTACTCGGCTGCACTCCCCCCTCGGTGGGGTAGGGGACTGCTCTATTATTGGGTATTACCTCGAGTAGAAGTGTAAAATAACTAAAAACTGCCAATTTATATATATTATTGGTATTAACGCAGTATTACCGCATCAAACCCATTAAACGCTGCATACTTGGCTTTAGCTCGTTAGTGTCTGGTAGCTGGGTAACATATGTACTCGCCTTGGCAACGTTGCCTGCTTCTACATATTTGTTAAACTGTGCCGCTGCATCCAAACCAATAGCCTCGACTGTCTTTTTATGCATCCCTAAAGCATCGCTAAACTGCTGGCGCTTGCCCGCTCTCAATTCTTTATATGGTACATACTTCTGCGCTTCACTATCCCAAACTACAGCCTTATCTAAATATGCCTCGTGGTACGGGGTTACTGTGTGTCTACAATTCTGGTGAAACAATCCCATTGCTACGGCGTTGTCTAAACTTTCGTATGCTTTAGTTCTGCCAGTGGCGCTAAGTATTTGCCCCTGCCACGGTATGCAAAGTGGGCAACTGCCCGTATGCTCGCTAACTTCTGCTAAATCGTAGCCAGTTTCAACCATCCTATTTATTGTGCCTGTGTTGTGGGCTTGGGTTAGCTTTGTGCGGGTTAGCATCTCACCGTATGTTAGTAAATCCCATTGCTTGCCGCCACGATCTACAAGCGCGGTTATGCCGTCACCCTCTAAAATACTTGCTACTCGCTTGGCAATAGTCTTGCGATCACTGCCCAAAATATCACCCTTGGCTAGCTCTACTAAAATACTCTCGCGTCTCGCCATCGATATAACTTTATTACTGGTGCGGGTTATACCCGTCATACCCTCGGCAATGCTGGCATATGTTTCTTGGCTCAATGCTTCGATTGCTTCGCGGTGAAAATTAGCAAAAGAAGTGCTAAACATTACATTACTACCGCGCTCGTGTAAGCCTTTCATTGCCTCAAACATACCAATCTCATAAAACGCTGGCACTTCTACACTAACCCAGCTGCGCACGTCTTTATCGAGTTCGCTAACAATACCCTCTATTTGGGCTGCTTTTTCTAGTTGGGTCGCTTTGGTGCTTAAATCGCCGACACTAAGCGTACGCATAACGTCACTGTATGCATTGCTAAGAATCTTTACAAATAACTGGATGCCGCCGTCGCTCGGCACTGTGCCTGCTGGTAAATTAACATTACTTGGCATTGCCCGCCTCACCCTGTGTTACTCCAACACCAAAAGCTCTGGTAGCTGGTGTGGCACTGAATGTTGGCGCGTTAGCTGCTTTTTCTGCCGCGTTCTCGGTTTCAATCTCTTTTAGCCTGGTTTTTGCTTCGTCCTCACTCACACCATCTAGGCGCTGGATTGCATCAACTTTGCTAGTTAAACCGTTTTTAATGCGCTGTGTCTCGTAGTCTATAACTTCTTGATTGTCATTGATTACGCCATCTGCCCACTCAATTTCGAGGTCTACGGGGTCTTTTGTTAACTTAACATCGCCAAGCGTCTTTAAATTGTTAGCTTTGGCAAACTTTTGTGCGGTTAAAAATAGGTCTTTAAACCCGTCGTCGTAGTAAAGCTGCTTACGGTTTTTCTTGGCTAATGTGCGCAGTAACTTAAACTTTAGAGCTCTACCACTCTCGGCAGCCCCGTTTTTATCCAATCCCAATGCACTTGGGCTGGTTTCGCTAAACATTAACAAAAAGTCTACTAATTTATCAATTTCACTAAACGCGCTCTCGAGTTTGGCATCCCATACGATGTACTGCGGCATCATTTGTTTTTCGTTAGTATCAACCTCGATAATACCAAAAGCCTCTCGCCGCACTTTGCCGTCCTCATCTAAAAAGCCATCTGGTACGGCTAAAATTGGGTCGCCGTGCTTATCTAAAATGTTGTCAATTTTAGTAACTCGATTGTTAACTGCAAAAAATAGGCTGGTTAGGTCGTAGTAGTCACTAATGCCAAAATACCTGGTATTAATCTTGTAATTGGCAATATGCACTACTAAAAACGCATCTGGTACGCCCGTATCTATGTTTTCTGGGGTATCTGGGTAATAGTCGTTAAATCGTAACTTGGCTGTAACTTGCCCGTTGTCGTCGATCTGGTGCAAGCTGTTTTCTATGTAGCCTTTAAAGTGTCGCTCTGTATAAAGCGCCTTTTTCTTTTCGCCAGTACTAACCACCCACGCCAAGTCGATATACTCGGGCTCTGCTCGCATATTGTTTTCGTTAACCTTGGGAAAATAGCAAGATGGGTTTATGTCCTCAATGATGATGCGTTCGTTTTCGCTTCTAATTCTAAATACCGCATCACCTCGGTAGCTACCCTCTAGCGCGCTTTCGTATGATTGCGTTTTAAACTTATTGTTTCGCATCACGGCATCTAACCAGGCTGCATCACCATCTTTACCAAGTGAAAACGTCGGGTATTCTTGAAACAACATATCTGCCGCCAACTTTGATAGCAGCCCACCAAAGTTACAAACAACATATTTTAATCTTGAATACTCCTTAGCAAACTCGCTGCTAGTCATTGTAAAAGCGTCGAAGTGGTCGCCAGTAAAAATCTTCTCGTTAGTTTTATAACTATCCAAACGGGCGCGTTCTTGTTTCGGTGGGAAGTAGTCCATTTTATTTTTATCCTTATCTCTATACTAAAACCCTTTTGGCTTACTTGCAAATACTCTTACGCGTTTTTTGGCGGGTTTAGCCAAAGTTACTGCGTAAACCAGCGCATCTACTAAATCGTCGTGCTCGCCTTTCGGAAACACTAACAATTCATTTATTAGCGCCTCTAAATCTTTACGTATTCTAATAATACCCTGTTCAAAGTATACAGACAATACACCAGCCCGCGCCACCTTATCTCTAGTCGGGGTTATTTTCTGCGTTGGCACGCATATATTTTGCAACCTGCTCTCGCGGTCTATCTCTTGTTTTAGCCCTGCTTGGTATGCCACTGTCTCAACTCCAAACTTATCGTAGTCGTACAATTCTTGCAGCTGGCACACCTTTTGCACTTGCTCATTTAAACTAATGCGGTGCTGTTCTGCGCCCACAACATAAATAAAACCATCGCTTGCGACGTAAACCGTACAAATTGCGGTATAGTCTGCCGTGTCTGTTTTAGATATAGCGGGGTCGATTGCCCCAAAAGTGGCTTTAATATCTGGCTCACCCTTATCATTCTTGGGTAAATCCTTTAAATCAAACGTATTATTTATTACCCAATCCCGTTTAAATATAGCGGTGCTTTCGTCTATTGGCTCGTTTAAAAACTCACTCTGGAACGCATACTCGCCAATATCTTGACGACGAAGTAGTAGGCGATCAAGCGACCACCAGTTAGCCCAGAGTACTTTTTTTGTGTCGCCATCATCCCAAATAGCCTGGTATTTGTGGGTATACCACCTGTCGTCGTCTTTTTTATTTATTAACAACCTCGATAAAACACTGTCGTAATGCAGAATCGTGCCAATTATGGCAATTTGCCCGCCTCTACCAGTTACGTTTATGAGTACTTTATTAAACCAATTAAAGAGTTTATTGCGCTGCTGTGCCGTATTTACTAGCTCATCGTTTTCCAAATCGTCACAAATTACTAAATCTGGTCTATTTTCTTTTTTACGCACACCACGTAGCGACTGCCCCGCCCCTTTAGCCATTACCCTAATGCCAGTGCTTGTAGTAAAGTCGCTTGCCGTCCATTGGTTTTTACCCTCTAGCTTGCCAAACATTACGGCGAGGTCGTCGTTAGTTTCTATTTCCTCTTTAATATCAGTCACAAAGTTTTCAGACTGGCTAGCCGTATCTGATACAAGCAAAATAAACTTTTTTCGCTGATAGGCAATGCAGTAGAGCACAAACAAAAAACTAACCGTTGTGCTTTTGGCGTGTTCGCGTGGGGCTGCGATAACAAAGCGCTCTTTTTCTAGTAAGTTTGCCAATACTTCGCGGTGAAAATCTGCTTGCTCTACTGGGAAAAAATTAGTAAAAAAGTATTGCCCAAATCTAACTATACACTCTACCCTCAGTGCTAATTTAAAATCGTCGTCGATTTCTAAAAGATCAACCCAGCCCGCATCAAAAATAGCCTTTAACTCTCTGGCTATAGCTAGCTTGGTTGGCGCAGTCTCTAAAACGTTTTTAATTAACTGTTTTATTTTCGTCTGCGCTTGCTGCTTGTACCGTAAATGGTTCTGCATCATCTATTAAACCTAAAAATCTGTCGGCTATATTTTTACGCTCTCGTACGTCAATCGTGCCGACTACGTTAACGTCAATTTGTGCCTTTTTAATTTCGCCAAACTCGCTGGCGTGCTTACGCTCTAGCCACCACGCTGCGGCTCTCCAATCCTTTTGTGCTTGCTTGTGAATATTTGCTATTGCACTTTTTCGTGCATAATCGCCAGCTTGAGTAACGCGACTTGAAAAACTGGAAAGTTCATCATTTTGCCATTTGTAAATTAGGCTCTCATCTATGCCCGTTGCTTGGGCTGCTTCTTTTTTAGTAATGCCAAGAGAATAATATAATAAAAACTTGTTTTGTTTCACCCTGGTTTCTCTAAAATATTTAGCTCTAAGCTCCGTTACCAGCGCTTTACAATCCTCTGGCGCTTCCCAGTCTGCATCGCTAAATAGTTTGTTTGCTCTTGCAATGTCCTCTGCGTTAAACATAGTAAAACCATTATAAACACGTATGCGCCATTACTCCACTAGCTTTAGTGTGACTACAACGCGCGGTTTATCTTTATCGACTATAAAACTGCGGTGGTAAATGCTTCTGACCTGTTTAAACCCGTCGTTATCAATAACCCCCGCTTGCTGCAAGCCATCTAAAATAAACTTTACTGCAAACGCTATA